AGCCACATTACCAGTAATAGTATTATAAGTCGCAGCATTACCTGGAACAGTATTATAGTTTGGAGTACCTGCTGTTCCTGTTCCTCCCCTGCCGCTAATAGATAATTTATTCTTGCCGTATGGTATTGTGAAATTACCTGGAGCATTAAATATAGTTGTACCTACACCAGAGGCTCTCCAAGTCTTTTCAAGCGTAAATTTAGAACCTCCTGCTGGCATTACTTAGCATCCTTTACTGACAGAGATATGATATAGGAAGCTCCTCCATCATATGTCATCACTGACCATATATCTACGGCATTTGCGGTTGTTGTTGCGGGAGGAGCTAGTCCTCCCGAGAATTTCTTAGAGGCAGGCCACGTTATAGTTCTGCCTCCAGTTGCGTCCTGGACCGTAATAATAGTGAAAGAAAATACTTTAGTATTTACGGGCGGACTAACAAAAACGAAAGTGGTATTACCTGTTAGTGTACTTTGGAATACATTACTTGTTGACAGATCTAATGTAACTGTTCCTGTTGTTGCATCATTTGTAACTTTATGTTCGGTATAAGACTTTAGATTAGGATTAATTAAATAATTACCATTTATACCTACATCTCCGCCTACATCTAGCCTATACTTAGCTGCAATTCCGATTCCAACATTGCCCGCACTATCAGGCTTTATTATTTCAACCCAAGTGGGTATTGAGTCGTTTATAACTCTTTTATACAAACGGTTAGTTGATGGTTGAACCCACTCATCGCCTAAGGCAGCACCAACAGGTGCTGCCTCAGAAACAATTTGTATTATTTGCCTTCTAATTGACATGACATGAGGCCCCGTTATTAAGCCTGAGCTTCTGTCCAGTTAACACGGGCGTTGATACTATTAGTAGCATTCTGAACTGCAGTAGCGCAGAGTGTAATAACATCAGGACCGTCTGGATAAACTTGGTTCGCTGTAGTAGGTACAGTTAGAGTAGTACCACCACCTAGAATACTATTACCTAGATCACGCACTAGAGAAAGATCCTGTGAAGTCGCTCCTGTCGTATCCGTAAAGAAGGTAAAGATAGATTCACCTCCAGAGATAGTAGTACCACTTGCGTGTAAGCATACCTGAGCTAGTGATGAACCGCCAGCAGATGTGAATGAACCTGCGCTTACACGACCATTTAGAATCAACTCAATACGGAACGCCGAGCCAGTGGTAAATGCACCCATGGATCTTAGAGTTAGCTGCATGCGATTAATAATTTCGCGAGCACCTAATACTCCAGTTAGGCCGCTATCAACAGTGGGCGCAAGACGTATACTCATTAGAGCAAAACGTGAGTTCAATGTTAAGTTAGTGAGTGAGGTATTCATACCTGCGTTAAACACGAGTGACTTATCGTCGTCGTATCTACCGTCCATAATAACGGATGAACCCCAGTGTGAGATAGTACTAGCATTTTGAGGAGAGTATAGCTCGACACTAGTTGGAGCAGTCGCTGAGTACGTAAATGTCTGAGCAGAGCCTTGTCCACCTGTTTGCGCACGTGCCGCAACAGTTAGTGTGGTAGTGGTTTTAGCAGAGTAGGTAATGTACTCAATATTTGCACCAGTTGCAGTAGATTGTGTAATAACAACTGTACCACTAGATGGGAATAATGAAGTATCATTAACACTAATAGTAGTACCTGCGCCTCCTGTGCCTAATGTCGCAGTCAAATACGTTGCTGGAGGCGTAGTATTTGTCTCATAGCGTGCAGGTAGATTTCCTGAGCGCATATAGGCTTCGGTATTGATGTTATTGTTAGGAATACGATGGCAGTAAATTACTTCACCGCGGTTATTTTTGAATCCAAATCTAATTGCACCAGCACCATACCAGGTGTAGTCAATATAGAACATTTGCATTCTGCCGAGATCTAAGTTAAATCCACTTGCGCCCGTTCCATCACACTTATCTATATTCCAAGCGCTCTGTGCATATCTAGTATTAATAGTCTTACTAACTACACAGTTAGTAATATTGGAAGCCCCTCTGTACAGAGGGCTGATAGTCATAGCGGTATCGCTCTGAATTGACAATACTTGATAGCTCATACCACGAATAACAATGTAATCAAACGGTTTAAGTTCCTGTGAGAACTTAGTATTTGTACCGGTTACAGAAGGACTTCCAGCGTTTACGGCAATACGTCCAGTTAACTGAGTAGTACTTGAGCGTTTAACAGCATAAAGTGTTTGTCCATCAAATTCGAAATAGAACCCGTTTTGATCGTCAAACATACCGATACGGTTAGAAGAACCATACCACGAATTTGGAGCAATAATAATCCCAGGGAATCCAGTTGCAGGTGAAGAAGCAGGAGTGGATAGCGCTGTATATGTTAAGGTCGTTGGTGTTGCAGCTGTTACTACTGTAAATATGCCATTATATGCTTCAGGAGAAGCGCCCTGTACTCTTATAGAAGCACCTGGGAGCATCCCATGTGGGTAGCGAGTAGTTACTGTAACTGTTGTGCCTGATGAAGTTAAACTCTCAACAAATACTGGAGGCTTCATAATTGAGCCTGTTGAGAATTGGATACCTTTACCTGATTGATAACGGAAGTATCTTCTGGTCTGTCGAATAACCTGTAGACCGTGATAGGCAATTTCATTACTAAACTGTACACCGCCATCGAATGGTCTGTGTTCAGTATATCCTGCTGGTCGATTATAAAGTGTCGCGTTAGCGCCGCCAGCTAGAGTAATTGTGCCCGAAGCGGCAGCATTTGTAGTGAAGGTAAAGGTAGTATTTGTAGGTGTAGAAGCAACAATCCATGAACCATTGATTGGGCCACCAGTTACACCAGTTGTACCTTTAATAAATACTGGGTTTCCTACGCGTAATCCGTGAGCACTTGTAGTCGTAACTGTAACTGTCGTAGTACTGTTAGTAGTGATACTTGAAGTAGGAATGCCTGAGCCAGTAAAGAATGTGCCGCCGAATACGTATGTTTTCGTGGAATCAAACAGTGATGTAGCAGGGGCCGTATTAACAAGGAACGTAAAGTTAGTATTGGCTGTTACTGTATCAACAATCCACCAACCATCTACATATTGTGTATCTAGTGTTCCCGTAATAAAAATTGGCTGACCAACAGTAATACCAGTTGTACTAGGTAGCGCAACCGTTACCGTCTTACCAGAAGCAGTAATATTAGTGATACCTGTAATAGGAATAGTAGCATCATAGAATGCACTGGGTCTGTTTGCGCCTAAGAAGATGGATTCCCACTTAGTTGGCTGAAGACCGTATTCGAAGTCAGTATCAATTAGAGACTGAGGCTGACTTACTCTCATCTTATCTACAGGATCTCTCATCACTTCTGATGGAATTATCTCCTGATATGTTTCCTCTGTGAGGATGGATAGCTTATCGGTTGCCGACATAGCTGTTGTGTTATATGCTACAACTATTGTAGTGGTCTCTAGTCCTGTAGTTGTATTAACACTCTGTGTAAATGATGTGGCCTGTAGAGCCGGGTCACTAAAGTTATATATTACTGTACCAGTTGTAACATTAGTGATTAGTAGTAGTTGTTCACGACGAATAAACTTACCACTAATTGTTATTGTTCTAGTAGAAGGTACGAAAGTATATCCTTCTGAAATTACATGCTTTGCCACTATTTAATCTCCTAGTGCGATCGCAGATACTGGAAAGGGGTATCTTCTTTGTTGTTGAGACAAACTTTTAGTTCTAACTATAACCGAGGCGGTATCGCCAATAAATGGTGCATCGTATAAAACTAATTTAACTGTGTTAGGTTCTGGAACTCCATTTAATACTCGGAATCCCTGAGATGAGTCATATGGTGAATGCCAAGGCCATCTTATCTGTTGTACATATGGTGACAAACGAGCACCATTAACTATGACTTCGAGGTCTTTAGAATCACCTACGGCCGTTATATACCCCTGATCTACTTTAAGATCGAATACTGATTTCGTACCATCAAACTGATTAGAAATATCATTGACAACAATGGGATCAGTAGATCCTATTTCTATAATAGAGACAGTTCCGTTATCTTTTTTAGTGAAAAGCTTGCCATCAAATGTGTTGATAGCAAGCTCTCCCAATTGAAGATCAGCGGTAGTAGGAATTTTACTAGCTACCGCCGATCTTTTAATCTTTACTATGTTTGCCATGTGGCTCCTCTTAATGCTTATATAAGCAGGGGGCTTTAATTAATTATTAAAATGTTCCGCCGTCAATTGTGCCGTTTGGATCTAGATAGTCCGTTCCAGCTACAGCTGCTGAGTATGCTGATCCGTTGCCTTTTAGTAGGCCAGTAACTGCTGATGTTAGTCCAAGTCCACCCTTAGTTACGCCGATTGCTGTAGCGTTCCATGTACCAGTAGCAATTGTACCTAGAGTTGTAATACTTGTCTGACCGACATAGTTGGAGTCAATATCAATACTGTCCGCAGCAACTGAGATACGGTTAGCCGTACCTACAACGTTGATTGTATTCCCGGTCTTGGTTAGACCGTTACCTGCTGTAATTTGTCCAGCTCCAGAGAATTGTGTAACTGTGATCGCTGTGGTTCCCATTGTACCACCTTGATCGGCAGTGAATAGGTATCCATTGTCAGCGTTTACAGTACCCTGCTCTACGAATACGAAGGTTGCAGGAACCTCTGCCCAAGTATCGTTGTCTGTAGCACGTGTAAGTACCCAAGCTACTGCACCAGATCCAGCAGTTGTTACTGTATAAATACCGTTCTGAAGTGCTGCTGTCTGATCTTTAATAAGAACACGGTCGCCAACAGATAGTGTCTGTCCATCTAAGGCGAAGGCAGCCAGAGTACCTGTGTTTGTAAGAGTAGCTCCTACACCACCAGTACCATTTGAATAAGCTACTGTTCCAAGATCCGCGGTTGTAGCTGCTTTAACGCTTTGCTTAGGATCTAGTCCTTGAATAGCAAGGTCTACATAGTTCTTAGTAGCTGCATCCTGTGCTGCTGTTGGTTCCGCTAGACCTGTGATCTTCTGGCTATTGAATGCTACAGAAGCAGTAGGTGCTGCCATCTGATCTAGGCGAGATGTGCGTACCTGAGTATCAAAATCACCGATCTTAGAAGCTGTCAGGGTAGGAATATCAGCTGCTGATAGAGTGGTACCTGAAGTTACACGACCCTTTGCATCTGTAGTTACCTTCGTATATGTTCCAGCAGTACCAACGCTAGCAAGTGTTACAGTGATTGCTGTGGTACCAGTACCGCTTGCATCACCACTTAGTGAAATTGATTGGTTGCCAGTTAGGTAAGTACTTGTATCGACAGCATATGTATCTACGCCAGTTCTTCTAATGAAACCAGCAGTAGCTGTAGTCATTAAGGTGGCTAGAGCTGTAAGTGCTGGACCTATGCTAATATTGTATGTGGTGTTGGTAGCTGTATTCGCGTTATATCCAGTACCCGCACTAACAGTTACAGCATTACCAGATGCGGCCGCAGTACCAATAGCTAGTGTAAGTGTGCCTGCATTTACTGTAGGAATTTGAGAAGTAAGAGCTAGTGTACCAGTGGAACTAGGAAGTGTGAGTGTTCCTCCTGCAGTAGCGGCTGCCTGGATAGTAGTAGTACCACTAGTAGCGCCATTGATAATTATACCAGTGCTGCCAATGGTTACTCCGCCACTTAGCGTAACAGCTGTACTAGTGGATGCACCACGACCAGTTACAGTAGCTAGAGTATCTGCTTCTGCTGTTAGGTAAGTATTTGTATCGAGAGCCCAAGTATTGGTACCCGTTCTCTTTAGAAATCCAGTACCAGATAAGCCAGCAATAGCTGTTAAGTCAGCATCAAGAGCCTGAACTTCGCTAGATTTAGCGAAGTCCGTATATGTGTTTGAGCCTGTACCAATTGCGATACGATTTTCGTCTGTAATTAAGTAAGGTTCACCTAGATTTAGTGAATTGCCCGTAACCGCGGCATTAAGCTGTGCTCTAGTACCTCTTTTAATTTTTAAAAGATTTGCCATTTATTATGTTCTCAGAATGTGCCAAAATCCACATCCGCCACAGCTAGGGAGATAAAGCTGTCATTTATGTCTTTTTGTACTGCTAGACTTGTATTGGTTCTAATTATACCATCCTGTCCTGAAGTACCCCAAAGATAACCTGGAGTACCATTTGCAGTTACTGCAACTTTCTCGTCTTCCAGTTCTTCTTCTTTTGCGAACGACGAATAGCCGCTGGAACTAGTCCCAACGGCTATCCTATTCTCGTCTGTTATTAAGTAAGGCTCGCCATCTCTTAGCTGACCCGCTGCCTTAGCAGCTTCAATTTGAGCTCGCGTACCTCGTTTTATTTGTATAGTACGTATCATTAGTTATACTATAACGTACCGAAGAGTACGTGCTTGCCGCTAATGCAGCCTAGCTCTTAGAAGTGGTACTAGCTACTACAAGATGCAACCAGAAGACACTCAGCCAGTTCCAGAATGTAAGCTGGATTGCTGTGCCAAATAACTGATTAACTGCTAAGATAGATAACCAAGGCCCTAGAACGAATATACCTATTACTAATAGGATAATTCCCCCGAAACCAAGAGCTGTGAAAGTTTTTTCTAACATGTAATGTTACTCTAAAAAGGATATAAAGTCAAGTTATTTTTCTACGAGGCTAGAATAAAATCGCCTGTACGGTCTAGAAACTTATAGTCTATTTTTGTTGGGCCAAACTCTTGGATTGCGTCAAAAATAGTCTGTTTATCAAACTCTGCACAAGAGTATACATCTAGTTGCATAAGGCCAGGATTTTCCTCATCCCAGACGTGTAGAACAATATGGCTAGTTTCTATAACTGTAGCCACAGTGAGTCCTCTATTTCCTACCATATTAGAATATGTAGCATATGGTCCCATTAGAATTTTCATTCCAATGGCTTCTACTAGTTTCTGCTTCCATGTTGTAATGTAGATTGGGTCAGTTGGCGGGGCGGATAGCTCCGCCCTCACCACAAGATGGTGATGTACTAACATTTAATTATTTTCCTTCGAGCCACTTCGTAAAGTGTGGCCGATAGGGACGATATACGTCCACTCCATATTGTTTAAGATGATCTAGAGATCCTAGATCATATGCATAGGCACCATCGTAAAAACCTCCATATCCCTGATACTGTGGGAAGTATGGAGAGACTTCTTCGATTGGCTCAATAACATAGACCTGATAATAATTACTAATGTGCTTATCAGATACGCTATGTTTTTGTTCTAGCACGATGGCCATACAATGCCTACGAGCATGCCAAACAATCTGGCCCAGCTCGAATTCTTCTCGCGCACACTGTTCGGGAATAATTCCCGGATGCCAGTAATCCCCGCTAACTACTTTCTGGGGAACGCCTACTGACTCAATAACATCTTTAACAAAGGTAGTAGATCTATAGATCCTCTTTGCTATTTCTGCTACTGTGTCTCCATCGAGATAGCTTTCAATAATAGTCTGAATCTCATAAGGAGTTGCAGCTTTGCCACGATTTGCAGCGCGACGACGCTGCTGCTCATCTTGATCTTGCTTGTATTGTTCGATAATCTTAGCTAGACGCGCTGTATTATATGAGATATTAAGAATCTCACAGGCATCCTTCTTAGAGATAGGCTTCTCGGCCTCTAGTAGTTCGATAACTCGTTTAATATGTGCCTCGGTCAGATTCTCTCCGTCCTTAGCCTTAACCTTACCACGCGCTGCCATACTTCATATCTCCATTGAAACAAGTTGCCATTATACTAACAAAGACTCGAAATGTCAAGTTAAATTTTGAAGATCCTAAGTACTTCATCGTCCAGATCGTAATCTAGCATATCGCCTTCTTCCCAATCTAGCTTACCAATCATGCTCTCAGGTATAACGATGAAATATTCATCGAGATCTTCATTATATTCTAATTCCACTTCAATTCTCTCCAAGGGCATTACACGCCTCCGCAACATTTGGAAAATGCTGTTTAATAATTTCCCAGCATTGTTCTGCAACAATGCGGTGTTCTTTCTGAGTAGCTTTGTCCATCCGTAGGTGGCAGTAGTGAATCCAGCTCCGTAAAGATCCGGCCATAATCATAACAGACTCTGTTAGACCTTCTGGCAGAATAGCACGAGCTTGTTCCTTAGCGATACCATTTTCCATGGCCCACTTATGCTCACGTTCAACAGCATATAGAACACGCTGCTGCGCTCTGTACCACTCATCTTCTAGAAATTGATCTTCTACTTCGATCGAATTTTGTCGATTCTTCCGATCCTGTAGACGGGCTTCTCTTGTAACAAATCCAAGATCTCTTGTTGGATCAGCATAACGTTGGCTATATTCTTGGAAAGAGAAGCTTCTGTGTCTGAGTATTTGTCGAGCAATATCTCGAGTCGTCTTAATTTCCATCGCGACATGGACCATCTCCAGAGGCGACCAGTGATGGTTACGAATTAGATAACCAACAAGCTTATTTGCTGTCGCCGTATTATTTTGATTTGACGGATTTGATACTCGTGCAGTCCATGCTACGAGTTCCTCCGCTGTGTTACATTCAGTATAAGCACTAGGCTTTGATATACTGATAAGGTTTACTTCACTCACTTTTTAAGTGCTCCAAATAGAATTAATACTATAAATGTCAATACCCATACCGGCCAGGAAATCTGCGATAGAACTCCAATAAGTAGCGCGATAAAGATTATAGTTAGTATTGTGTCCAAGCTATGGCCTTCCAGATATTCTTCCGGCTTGTTTGGCAACCATGTCATCATCCCACCAGTAGGGCTTACCTCTACGCTTCCAGGAAGCGAACGGACCTTTGTCTAGCATATAGAATTTGCGATAGGATGCTACCGCATCATCTGACTTTAGTTCGTCAGGCATCGCTAATGTGGGAGTCGTCCAGCCTACATTTGGCAGTCTGGTTGGTTCTGGCATACGATTCGCCTCAGCGCAAGATGCGTGAGATTTATTACCGCGCCACATCGTTTCCTCATTCAGAGCATTGATGTAGTTGATAATCCAGTAGTGATGCTCTAGGCTAGAACGCGCCCATATAGCGCTAGGATGATTGATGTGAGTTGGCAAATATCGAGTGAATACACGCTCGTCAATAGCCGGTTCAGCACGCTTATGTTCATTGATAACTCCTAACTCTTCGCTTGTTAGTTTACGGGGTACAAAGCCTAGATACTTATCTACCCATAGGGTAGTTGTCATAAGTTGTGCGGCTTCTAGCTGCATCTTACCGACGTGCTTGTCGATATGATACTCAGCACACTTGTCTAAGTCATGGTCAAGATAAAATAAATTCATAATAACTCTTTATAGCAAACTAACAAGGAAAAGTCAAGAACTTAATCAAGCATTGATAGGAATATCTTCACTTGTAATAGTAACTGTACTTAGTGTACCAGTAGATACTACATCGAGTGAATATGGTTCCTGTGGAGTATTGTGCTTACGAACCCAATCTTCCATTAGTTTAGCATATCCACCAATATCATGATAATTATCATCATAATATTCATCACCATTAAGTGTGCGAGCAATCTTATCTGCTAGTGTTGTGAAGCCTTGCTTTATTACTGGAGGTAGCTTTTCCCACTTTTCAGGATAGATACGAAACGCATCCTGAATAGCCTGAGCAATAGTAGCATGTTCTTCAAAGGAACCGTAACGAGCGCCACGTTCCATTAGTGTATTTTCTACTGACATTTGAGTTCCTTCTTGTTGTTAACAGCATCACGTACACACTCATATAAGTCTATGACTTTATTTAGTTGAAAGGATACTGCGTTATATTTTTTGCTTGTGTCCACATTCGCCTGTACAAGTCCTCCCATAGTTGGGTCTGTGATTGGCGGAAGTGGCTCTGGTTTCTGTGCAAGATTTCCAGGAAGTGGAGGGATTTGCACGGCTGGAGCTAAGCCTGTTTGTTTACCTGCGCACGCGGTTGTAAAAAGTAGCGCAATTACTATTAGTTTCTTCATTTTCCTAAGCTCCTGATAGCATTGAGTTCTTTTAGAACATCTGCATCTGTTTTACACTCTTTGTACACTGGCTTTTCCTGTATAATAGTTCTGATATTGTTCTCATGAACTACTTCCTTCTGCACTCTAGCTTGATCCTGCTTTCTAGCAAGTTCTCCGTAGTTATTTACAGAAGCGGCAATAGATTCGGTAAGTTTTCTATTCTTCTCACCCTCTATAGCGATTCTCTTTTCCCATTTAGTACGTTCTTCTGTAACTCCCTTATTGTAATAAACATTAGAGACTACAAAAAACTCTACTATAATTATAACTACAGGAAGCACTATCTTCCAGTATTTAATCGCTAGTTCTAGTAACTTTTTACCGAATCCTAGCATCCTTAATGCGAAGAATAGCATATTCTTTCTCTGTGGCAGTAGCCACCCAGACAAATGCAAATAGGGGGCCGTTAAGCCCCCTAGTAGCAGTCATCACATTTAGGAGATTCAAATATCCGTCTAGTAGACGGCAATGAGCACTCTGAGCAGGTAGCCGCTGACATCTCTTTGGCAAACATTGCGAAAGCGTCAGTGATTCTGTCGCCACCAGAATAAGTAATTGATAGTAGGCCGTGCCGTATACGACAGTCCATATTGTCAATTGGAGTCCCATTGTTGAACTCCGCATTATACTCTGCCATAGTTACAAATGCACTAATGATATGGTCCCAGGCTGCTGGAACCTCCTCAGATACGGAGTATTGCATGTAGATACTTCTCCTTGTCCTCAGACTTAAAATATCCACGCTCTTCTTCTAGTGTCATTTTTCTATGATGAGGAGTGCCGTTTTTATCCTTCCAACAAACATAGTTGATGCCGTCGAAAGGTATAGTCCATGGATTACTCATTTTATCTCCCTATGAAAAATGGCCCGTTCTGTTTCTAGGTGGAGCCATACCCAATGTTCTCAGTGCTTACGCAGCGAGAGCAAATGCAACGTCGTTATCGTTTGCAGTTATGTTTTGTGGCACTTTGCCAGTCAATAGTCTCGGCGTTCCTATTTCGCGCAAATCGATCCTAGTTCGCCCCCATCAACTATCAAGTGCCGAACCGCAAAAGGCAGTTCCCGTGCCAAGCAAACTAAACACTTGATAGATGGTGGAGGCGGCGGGAGTCGCACCCGCGTCTTTCCGCTTTTATTGTCGGCTGTCAGCGACTATATATTCGGTATAACAAAAGTCATACCAAAAGTCAAGAATTATTTTAAGGCAAGTCGTTCAGCTTTAGCACGAAGATGCTCAGCCGGACTCATACCATAATCCCTGTGGTTCTTAGAAATATTAGCTAGAATTAGAGGAGTACCAGTTGATCTATACCAAAGATCACGCTGCCTTTCTTTTCTTGCCATCTTTTCTTTGTGAAGCTGTACTTTTGCTTCTTTGTTCTTCAATTGCTGCATTACCCGCACTTACAATCTCCATTAGAGTTCTACCACAACCTAGACAGATAAGGGTTTCCTGATCTAGTTTGCACTTCTTTTGACACTTCTTCTCAGTCATAGTTTGCACTATACACACTTTGGGCCTGCATGTCAAGAAATAAATTAAGCATCCCACAACAAATCTTTCCTAGTTTGGGTCAAAATATGTCTTGACTTTCAAGTCAAAATCCCATATATTACATCAATGCAGTACAAGAAAAGACCTTGGACGGACGAGGAGCGTTACATATTGAAGAAGTATTATAAGCTCGTGCCGATGAAGGAACTTCTTGTGCTGCTGCCTGGCCGCACAGAAAAGGCCATACACAATCAGGTATCATATTTAAGAAAAAGGAAATGGACTTTTGGGTAAGAAGAGAAAGAGGTCGAAGCAGGTCTCTAAGGGTGAACGTCGTAATGTTTCGACAGAAAATACGTTCGATCTTTGGAGTCCATTAGACCGAGCTATATTCAAAGTCAAGGCCCTTGCTAAGGGGAAGCGAATCTGTGAAACGATTCCTAACCCTGACAAGACGAACACTAAAGCAAGGTTTATTAGGGTCTGTCGTAATGGATAATGTCGTTGAGTTATTTGGAAAGAAGCCCCAAGAAGAAACAGATCCTGTACTAGATTTTGTACAGGAGTGTCTTATTCCTTGGGCTATGGACAACGGATTAGATATTAACTCTATGAAGTTCAAACTCAATGGTGCTACTATTATGACATGCTTACAAGGAATGTTACTGGATGACATTTGAAAAGTTACATGAGGATGCAATTATTCCTCATTACCAAACAATCGGATCAGCTGGTCTAGATCTTCATAGTATTGAAGCAACCACGCTTGAGCCTGGTGAGAGAAAGTTGGTAGGCACTGGCCTTAAGATCAATCTCCCCAGAGGCACAGAAGGGCAAGTCCGCCCACGCTCTGGCCTTGCGGCCAAGCATGGTATCACTGTTCTCAATTCCCCTGGCACTATTGATGAGGATTACCAAGGAGAAATCAAGGTAATTCTTCTAAACACTAGCAATAGTACTTTTAGCATTGAGAAGGGCGATAGAATCGCGCAGCTAGTTGTTGCTCAGGTTTATAAACTCCCTGACCTCACACTAGATAATACAAGAGAAGATAAAGGATTCGGATCAACAGGTCTATGAAAGTCGAAGTAAGAAATAACAACGTGGATCGTGCGATGCAGATTCTAAAAAGAAAGCTCATCGACGAAGGCGTCTTCAAAGAGTTACAGGAACGTCGTTTCTATGAAAAGCCAAGCGATAAAAAGCGTCGGTTAAAGCGAGCGGCAGTTGCCAGGGAGAGACGTAGGGAGCGCGAGAAAGTATCGTGATAACTACTAGTGGATTGCATAAATGAGGTGTCTAACGTCGCATATTATGAAGCGCGAGCTTCAGAAGATAATATGCGAGCCGTGGTTCACGTCATAATCAATAGAGCAAAAGAAAGAGGCGTTTCAACATGTTTAAT